TATGTCAAATATCAATCCTAATCTGACTAATCGCAACAAATTCAGATTTCAGATCAACTTTTCTGATACTGAATATTTTGAATTTTTTGCCAAAGCTTTTACATTTGGTGGTATAACTCTCGGTGTATATCAACAGCCAACACCTATCAGATATATTGAACTTCCAGGTGATTCTTATCAGGCTGAAGATTGTGTGGTTGATTTTTTCATTGATGAAGATTGGAATTCATATAAAGAAATTTTCCGATGGATGAAACGTATTAAAGATAGTAACAATATGTTACAAAATCCAAATCTCATTGCTGATGCAACTTTAACTATTTTGAACACAAAGTATCGCAATGCTTTTAATATTGTTATGAAAGATGTTTGGCCATATTCATTAACAACTTTAAATCTTGATACTGATGATGATAGTTCACCGTTATTGGGACAAGTGCTTTTAAAAGTCAATGATTATGATATCTTAGATTCTAATTAATTTGTTTACATTTTTACTAAAATGTGATATAGTGAAATGTGATTTGAATTTATATATGAGGTGAAAGAAATGATAACAACAAAAGAAACTGAATCTATGATCAGAAGTATGCCAGCACCAGTTGTCGTAGTGTTTCATGGTTATGAGTCGAGTATTGAACATGAACGCTATCAGAACATACCGTTTGAAATCAGAGGACAGACTATTGATTATAGCAGTCTCAGTTTTGAAGAGATTAAGACTATCTATAATCAGATTATTGATGAATTGATAGCAGAAAAGAAAGATATTATTCTGCTTGGTCATTCACTCGGTGGGTGGTGGGCAAGATACTTTGCCAAAAAACGAAAAATGGAAGCTCTTTTGCTGAATCCAGTTTTATTCGTTGAAGATATTGATTTGTCAGTTGATAAAGCGTCTTATATTCGCAATCAGTATCCTATCGAATATTCAGCCAGCACAGCACTGACGTATTATCTTGAAATGGGTGATGAATTGTTGAATTTTGAGCCATATATCAATGATATGAAAAAAGAAGGTCGCATTGTGTCTATTAGTGGTGGTCATCATAGAATCAAATATACACAAAATATTTATGATTTGCTGAAGTATATATCAAATGAAGTTGTATAATAAATAGGAGTTTTGTGCGTGAAAATAATAACATTTAAACGCTTTTCTGAACAACTATCAATTGTTCAAGAGAGGGTACTTAATCTATTCACTGATGATGAAAAGCACATGAATACACGACAGCAATATGCTAAAGAAGTGTGGGAAATGTTGCAAGTCGCATATGCAAAAATAGGTGGTATTAAAGGTAATGGTTTTAATACTATTGATGATATGATTCAAAATATACCATTCTGGAAACTTGTTAGAAAGAATGAAAAGATTGTAGCTGTTGTCATGTATAAAGGCAAACAGGGTAGAAAGATGGTTGCAATTGCAACCGATGGTTCCGAGGATGGTAAAATAGCTCTCGGAACGATTCTTAAAGATGATCTTTTTCCGAGAGATGCACATCAGTTTAAGAGTGGTAGCAGAAGTTATTTTGAAATCTCTGATAAAGCTCTTTCTCTGTTGAAAAATGCTGTTGGCAATATGGAATTACTAAAAGACATGGCCAAAACTTTTGATGAAGTTAAGCGCATACAAAAAGGTGATGAAATTCTCAGACCGCCAGCTGATGATGGGCATCTTAAACGATTTCCTGAATTGAAAGATTATTTTTATCAGCGTGAACTAGGTGGCGAATTACATACCAAAATTATGTTTGGTTATGACGGTCAGATGATTGAGAGGTAATGAAATGAAATATAAAAATTGGTTAGAATATGTTGCTGAAGCTGGTCAAGAGGCGGGTAAACTTGAATTGGGTCGTATAACAATTAAACAAGCTCTTGACTATTTGAAGAGTCGAAATTTTGATGTTAGCACTATACCAAATTTTGAAAAGAATTTTCTTTATGCTCAGAAAATGTCACAGCTTGGTAAAACACAGCGAAAAGATATGCCTGTTATAGATGGTAAAGACGTAAAAGATTTTCAGCGTAGATTAGAGACTGGTCGAATTGATATCCATAAACCATTTTCTGCCAAAGAGAAAGAAAGAAATCCATTCCCAACTGGCTTATCTGGCAAGGATGCTGAAAAGTGGTTAGAGGATGGCTTGTATGATGGTGATCATGAAGATGATAAAATTGATGTTAAACAAACACATAAAAAAATCAAAGATTTGAAACCTATTCAGAAACAAATTTATTTTGATGTGGCTATGGAGGGTGTGATTTTGTTTGGTGTTGCTGGCGTAGAACCGTTTATGAAGAATAAATCAAGTTTTATTACATCGTCTGATGATTATATTATAGATGGACATCATAGATGGGCACAGGCTTTAATTGTTAATCCTGATATGAGTGTTAACACGCTGAGTATTGATTTGCCGATTAACAAGCTATTGCCAATGTCATTAGCTTATGGGGATGCTGTAGGCAACGCACGAAATCTTTAATAAAAGCACTTTAAAAGTCACTTCAGTAAATATAACTGGAGTGACTTTTTTATGCATATAATAATTAAAAAATATAATGAAACATTCTGCCGAATTGAGGCAGATGAAGTTGTTTTGCAAGCCATAAACAACTATTTTTCATTCAAGGCTGATAAGTATCAATTTCATCCAAAATACAAAGCCGGTGTTTGGGATGGAAAGATTCGTCTGTATAATTTAACAAAGAATCTTTTTCCACAAGGCTTATTATTCAAACTTCATGCGTGGCTGAAGAATCAGAATTTTGATATTGAATATGTTAATTTTGATAAGTCTAATACTATTGCAACTAATCAACAGATTACAAATTATGCAACAGACGTTTTAAAATTCCCGTTTGCTTTGCGAGATTATCAGGTAGAATCAATTCGAACAGCACTTGTCGAGAGAAAGTGTGTTATACTATCTCCGACCGCTTCTGGCAAGTCTGCAATCATTTATGTTGTTACGCGAATGATTCAACATCGAAATGAAAATGAAAAGACTTTGATCATAGTGCCAACTATTTCACTTGTTTCACAGTTGGCAGGTGATTTTGATGATTATTCAGTAAACATTGAACCTTATTCAAAAGAGTGTCAGTTGATTTATGGTGGCGAAAGCAAAAAGATAAATAAGAATGTGACCATTTCAACTTGGCAATCTCTTAAAACACTACCAAAAGAATTCTTTATGCAGTTTTCATCTGTTATTGTAGATGAATGTCATTGTGGCTCAGTTGATGGTAAACAGATAAAGAAGATTGTTGAGTGGTGCTCAAGAGCTAAGTATAAGATTGGTCTATCTGGAACTATTCAAGATTCGAAGTTGCATGAATTTTCAATCAATGCTATCTATGGCAAGATTTATCAATTTACTAATACTAATAGAGAAATAGAACGTGGTAATTTATCTCAGATTCAGATTCATCAAATATTTTTTCATTATGATGATTCTGATGCAAAGTTGTTTTTTCAAGAAAGAAAACAATTAGAGAGAGACGCATTTTTGCAAGAGAGAGATACAAAAGCTTCAATTTATCATCATGAGATAGCGTTTATCAATGAAAAAGATTATAAGCGAAATTTTATATGTTCTATTTGCCGAAAGCAAAAGAAAAATACTTTGATATTATTCAGGCGTAATAGTCAGTTTGGTTTTAAATTGTTTGATCAGATGAAGAAAGAATTCACTGACCGACAAGTGTTTTTGGTGACTGGTGCAACAGAAAAAGAACAGCGTGAATCAGTTAGGAAGATATGCGAAAAGCATAACAATGCCATTATTGTTGCTGGCTATCAAGTCTTTGCCACAGGGGTTAACATTAAAAACCTGCACAATATTATTTTTGGTGAATCAACAAAATCAAAAATAACAACATTGCAGAGTATTGGCCGAGGTCTGAGAAAATTAGACAGTAAAGAAATGATGCAGCTGTTTGATATTGTTGATGTAATTATGCAGAATGATAATTATAACATTATGTTTAAACATGCATTTGAACGATTAGAGATGTATGAGAAAGAAAAGTTTCCGGTTAAAAAGTATGATGTCTTAACGAAAGATTATAGGAGTTAATTATGAAGAAGTTTTCAGATTATTTGGAAAAGATTGTGTCGGAAGAAAAAGTATCGAAAGAACAGCTGACTAAGAAAATTGGTGAATTATATGATGATTTATCACTAACATTTTCAGGCATTAAAAATCTTGAAAGTGATGATTTTGGCTCAGAAGTGAAAAAGATTAAAGCTGATTTTCAATCTTTGATTGGTGATGTTTCTAATCTTTTTTATAAAAAATTAAAAAATAAATGAAACATTCTGACCGATTTTTCAAAGGAAAGCCGAAATTAAATTCGAAATCGAAATATAATCAAGGCTTTTTCACTCCAACAAATCCAGAAAAATATTCTGGTAATTTGGAGTCTTTGATTTATCGGTCAGGATTAGAACTCAAATGGTTCAAATATTTTGATGTTCACCCGTCAATAATTCAATGGAAGTGTGAAGAAGTTGTGATTTATTATCATAATCCAGTAGATAATAGAATGCACAAATATTTCATTGATGTTTGGATTAAATATAAAGATAAGCAAGATAAAATTCATGAGTGCTTAATTGAAATTAAACCGTTTCAGCAAGTGCAACCACCAAAGAAGAATAATAGAAAAACAAAGAGTTATTGTTATGCAGTAAATAATTATATTGTGAATGAATCGAAATGGAATGCTGCTAAGAAGATTGCAGTAGAACGTGGTGCCGATTTTAAAATTCTAACAGAAACGGGCTTTGTAGAATGGAATATTACGAAATAATTGGTCTTTCAATTATGGCTGCTGTAGCTTTTCTCTATAGCTGTTTTAAGAAGGGTTTTGCCGAAATGTTAACAAAATGGTTTTCTCACTGGTTCAAAGAAAAATTTGAAGGTGAACAGATTAACCATGAATTTAATTCAATTTTTGAGCGTTTAATAGAGCTAAGAACAAAGCTCGGTGCTGATCGTGTATTTATTGATCAATTTCATAATGGTGCAGTTTTCTCAAATAATAAGCCGATTTGGAAAATTACACGCACATACGAAATATGTGCTAGTGGGGTTAGTTATGAGTCATTGAATATGCAAGGTGTGATGGCTATTACAATATGGGATACAATTACTGCAATATTCGATAATAAGATGAAAAAATATTGTGAAAGATTGCAAGGAACATCATGCGATATAACTGGCAATGGCTGTAAATCACCTTTTGGTGTTTATAAATATAATGTATCACGAATGCCAGAGTGTTTTGGTAAAATATTACTGAGAAATCAAGGTGTTGATCATTATTTGCAGATACCTATTATTCAGCAAGATAAAAATGTAACTGGTTTTGTTGGCATTCAATATCTTGATGAATGTTGTGAAGAAATTGACCCTTGTTATATCTGTCAAAAAGTGCAAGAAATTAGTTATTTTTTGAATAAGGAATAATATGGCATCTCTACCAAAACAAGTTCAAAAGCTATTAGATATCATTGAAGGTCGTGAACACATGGAAGCGACAACAGTGAAAAATCCGCTCAAAGCAAATTTGGGCGCGATGTATCTTATGGTCTATGATCCCAAATGGAAAAATGAATTGCCTTTTTATGATGTTCTGCCAATGTTTGTTTTAATTGGCAAACAAGGCGATAGATGGCTCGGACTCAATTTGCATTATGTTCCTTATACGTGGCGTGTTTCATTAGCCAAAGAACTGATGAAAAAGTTTTCATGGAAAAAGAGAATACAGTATAAAGATATTAAGTCAGCTTTTCAATCAGCAAAAGCACCATTGGGCTATCTGTATCTATGTATTAGAACGTATCTATATTCACATATCAGAAGTGAAGTGAAGATGTTCGACAATCAGAATTATGATCAGATTGTTGAAAATGTTATGCCGAAATTTAAAAAAGCTGGTGAAGAATACATTTATAAAACACTGATGAGTAAATTTTATAAGAAAACTGGCGGTATTCGTGGTACGAGTAAAAAGTAAATATATAAGAGAATTAATTAAGGAATTTAATTATGTTTAAACGTTTGGAAGTTTTCAAAGATATACTGCCTAGCTTTATACAGCAAAAGTTGGGCTTTGAGCCTATTCATCAACCACAGATTCCTGAATTCAATGAAATATCAAAAGATTTAGTTCAGCAAGGTGGAATAAATCACACGTTTTTCAATTTCGATGTCGAATTTGAAAATATAGCACAGCTGATTCATCAATATAGTCAGTTTGCATTATTAGATTTTGTTGAGGAAGCTATTGATGAAATAGTTGATGAGGCTATCGTGATGGATGATACTAATCCAGTCATTGATTTGAATTTGGATTTAGTTGATTTATCTGAATCAACAAAAAAGAAAATCATTGATGAATTTAATTATCTTAAAAGACTCTTGAAATTTGATTTAAAAGCTGATGAATATTTCAGAAAATGGTATATATGTGGTCGTTATTATCTTCAGCCCCTTTTTACAAAATCAAAAAAAGATGGTATTGTAGGCTTTCATCACATTTCACCATATAAAATTATCAGATTTTATGATAAAGCTCAAAACAAATATTTCTACTATATTTCTGAAGATGAGAGTGAACAGTATTTGAGGCGTGTTTTCAGGGACCCGAAAGATATTCCGAAAGATTACTTAGTATCTGATGATCATATTATATTTGTTCCATCGGGCTTAACTGATGCAAAGAATAAGTATTATATATCTCATTTACATAAAGCTATTAAACCTGCAAATCAATTAAAATTACTTGAAGATTCAATGGTTGTTTATCGTTTCACGAGAGCACCAGAAAGACGTGCATTCTATATTGATGTTGGTAGATTAGGCCAGACTAAGGCTGAACAGTATGTAAAACAGCTGATGAATAAATTCAAAACTCGCTTAACATACGATACAACCACAGGTGCCATTAATCAATCAAAGTCAATCATGACAATGTTAGAAGATTATTGGCTACCGAGAATGGGCACTAAAGGAACTGAAGTTCAGAGTATATCTGGTGGTGCTCAGTTAGGTGAAATTACCGATGTTCTGTATTTCAAAAGACGTGCTTGGAAAGCATTAAAAATACCTTCAACCAGAGCAGATAATGATAATGCACCGAGTATTGATTTTGGAAATAATGAATTTTCTCGTGAAGAATTAAAGTTCAATCGTTTTTGTCGAAAGCTCAGATCAAAATTTTCAGATATGTTTACACAAGCACTGAAAATTCATTTGGTTATGAAAAATATTGTGACAATAGATGAATGGCAAAATATTCTTGAAGATGATATTCGATATACTTGGAATGAAAGTTCTTATTGGATTGAAAGCAAAGAATTGGCATTATTAGAACGTAGAGTTGAAATGTTAGATAAGGTAGAACAATATAAAACGAAGTATTTTTCTGAAGAGTATATAAATAAGAACATTTTAAGGCGAACTGATGATGAAATTGAAATGATTAAGCAACAAATAGCGGAAGAAACACCGCCTGAAGAATCTGAAGTAAATAATAATGATGAAAATCTTGATGAAAATGGAGAAAAACAGACTTATGAAGAATAAGATTAAACAATTGTTCGATTCTGCTCTTGAACAAAATTATTTTGATTTCAAACAAACTTTCAATGAAATTTTTGTTGAAGAATTAAATAACGTTTGTGAAAAAGAAGCTAAAGAAGTGACCAAGATTCTGGCTCGGTTTGGTATTGTTGAAGAAACAATATCTGTACCTCTGAAGAATAGTGATGATGTTGAAGATGCACATCTTTTCGCTATTGAATCTGATGATGAAGATAACATGGTTCTGAAATTTAAAGTGGGTGAAGAATCAAAGACTTTCAAAGTAAAAAAAGAAGATGAAGATTTTTATAAAGAATTGAAAGCTAATGGCTTTGATAAAGCTGATGAAAAAGCCAAAGAAAAGATTGCAATGGATTTGAATGAATTCATGGCTGATGTTGACGTTAGCAAAAAAGATGACAGTATTGAACGTGGTGACCCTCTTAAATCACCGAAAGTTAAAATGGAAGCTGTTGATATGTCTAAATTAACTGGTGATGCACGTTTACAGGCTCTTAAAAAGTTAGCTGAAAAGAAGAAACTCGAAGCTTCAAAAAAGATGCAAGAAGAAAATGATGAAGAAGATGAAGAAGATGAAGAAGATGAAGTAAAGATGGAATATGAAGTTGATCTTGATAAACCTCTTTTCAGAATCGTTGGCAAGCATCCTGATGGCAAACCGTTCAAATCTCCGAAAGCTAATGATAAATCAATGCTTAGTGAAAAGATGAAAGAATTAGAGAAAAAGGGATTCAAATCTCTGAAAATTGAAAAAGCTAACATTGATGAGAAATAAGATAGGATCAAATCAATGGAAATTCTAAAGTTAGTCAGAGAATTTACTTGTGAATCAATTAAACCAACGATTGAAGAAGTTGATGGAAAAAAATCGTGGGTAATTGAGGGCATTGGAATTCAGATGGCTGTGAAGAATGGTAATGAACGTATATATGTTCGCGAACCAATGATTGAACAATTGCAGAATTATTGTGAACAATATCTGTTAAAGAATCGTGCAGTTGGTGAATTAAATCATCCTCAGACTCCAGAAGAGCAGATTAAAGTAAATCTTGAAAGAATTGCTTGCAAGTTTACTGATTTGCAAATCAATGGTAATGATGTTTATTTAAAGGCAAAACCGACAGCAGGAACGCCATGTGGCGATATAGTTATTAATCTGTTGAATAATGAAGTTCAACTTGGTTTTTCTTCAAGAGCATTAGCAAAGCTTGTTAAGAAACCCGGTTATACAGAAACTCATTGCAGAAAGATTATTACTTTATCAGATGTAGTTTATGACCCGTCTGCACCAGATGCTTTCATACAAGGCGTATTAGAGGAAAAAGATTGGGTCTATGAAAATGGTTTAATTGTTGAGGCCAAAGGTTTCGATAAAATTGTTGATTCAGCAAAAAATCAATTTTCAAATATGAATAATAAAACAAAGAATGATGTTGTTAAAAAGGTATTTCGGGAATATTTCGATGCTCTTTTTAAAAAGAGTAAATAAGACTGAATGAATTATTAAGGAGTTAATTAGAATGGAAAATCTGAATAAAGTTTTCGAAAAATATGTATCCGAAGAAGTTCTGACTGAAGATGCTAAGAAAGAAATTTCTGTTGTTTTTGAAGCTATGGTAATGGAAGCGGCTGAAAAGAAATTTGAAATTGCAAAAAAAGCTATGCTGGAAGAATACGATGCTAAGTTTGAAGAAATCGTATCTGAACAGAATGAAGCTACTAAGAATCAGCTCAATGACTATCTGAAACATGTAGTTGAAGAATTCGTAGCTGAAAATAAAGTTGCAATTCAGAATTCAATCGTAGTTGAAAAAGCAACTAAAATTATTGATGGCATTCAGAAAGTTTTTGAATCTCATGGAATCAAACTGCCAGAAGGAAATCTTCAGGTAATTGAAGAGATGAGTGAAAAGAATGATCAGCTGATGAGTGAATATAATTCTTCAGTAAATAAGAACATTGAACTGGAAAAGGCACTTGAAGAAACTCAAAAGGCTATTGCTTTTATGAAAGCTACTGAAGGTCTGTCAGAAGTTTCTAAAGAACGTCTGATGAATCTGATGAGTGGTCTGGTAGTTGAATCAGTAAATGATTTCAAATCGAAATTGAATATCATGATTGATACCGTAGTTGAGGCCAAAAAGCCGAAAAAAGCCAAAAAAGTAAAAGAAGATGAAGATGAAGAATTGAAGGATAAAGACGAAGTTGATGAGGATGAAGATGAAGATGAAAAGAAAAAAGATGAAGTTCGTGATCAAGTAGATGAAGATGAAGATGAAGATGATGAAAAAGAAGATGAAAACGTGAAAGAAGAGCGTAGTAAAGTGTCTAGTTATCTGAAAAAACTCGGTAAAATGAGAAGCAGATAATATAAGTTTAATTCAACAATAGGTAATAATTTTTAAGGAGTGTTTAAAAATGGAAGTTAATAAAAATGTTCAATTTGAATCGCCGGAAAAGCTGCTGAAAAAGTGGAATACAGTTATCGAATGCAAAGATGAAAGTTTCGATACTCTGAAAGAAACTATGCCAGCTGTAAAAAGTTCTCATAAATATCTGCTTGCCATGCAACTTGAACAGCTGGAAAAGCTGGTTCTTGAAGCTAGTGCTAGTGGTGATATAGCCCAGTTTCAGCCGATTCTGATCCCGATGCTCAGACGTATTGTTCCTTCTCTGATTGGTATGGAAATTTTTGGTGTTCAGCCTCTTTCTACCCCGTCAGGTTTGATTTTTGCTCTTCGTGCTGTTCATGCTAACACCGAAGCTCTTCCGATCAAACGCGCTAATTCTCAGGTTCTCGTAGTTAGTGATGGCACTCAGTTTACTGTTGGTGGCTGGATTACTAAGACTGCTAATGCAGTAACCGGTAAAGTTCGCCACATCGAAGGTAACAAACTTCTGGTTGAGATTACTTCTAATCCCACAACTCTGAGATTTGCTGCTCTTGATTCTCTTGATAACGCTGAAAACTTTGCAGTTGAATGTGCTACTGTAGTTTCCCAGACTTCGAACGAAGCTCTTTATAAGACCATTTTCTCGAATTATACTGGTTCTGTAGCTACTGCCGTTGGTGAAGCTCTTGGAACTGATATGAAAGAAATCGGTGTAACCATTGAAAAAGCAACTGCAACCGCTGTTAGCAGAAAAATGAAATCAAGTTACACTCGTGAAATGGCGGAAGACCTTCAGTCGTGTCATGGTCTTGATGCAGTTAGCCTGTTTACTCAGGTTGGCTCAGAAGAAATCATCGTTGAACTGAATCGTGAATTCATCGACCTGGTTGAAGCTAAAGCGATTATTGGTGGCACTAGCACTTGGAATTATAATACTGCTGATGGTCGTTGGGAAGTAGAAAAGTATCAGAACCTCGCTGCTAAGATTTCTCGCACCTCTCGTGAAATTGCGAAAGCTACCAGACGTGGACAGGGTAACTTCATGATCGTTGATACTTCAACTCTAACTGCTCTCGAAATGAGTGGTAGACTTGATACCTCTAATGTTGATCCTATTGGTTCAGCTTTTGTAGGCATGTTTAATGGTTATATGAAAGTATTCGTTGACATTCACACTGATGCAACTCATATTCTGATGGGTTATAAAGGCAACAGCGAAGTAGACGCTGGTGTATTCTATAGTCCTTATGTTCCGCTCAAGATTACTCAGGGTGTAACTCAAGAATCTGATCAGCCGAGAATTTTCTTCAGAATGCGCTATGCTCTGACTGATAATCCGTTCGGTGCTGAAAATTATTTCAGAAAGATCGAAATCACTAACCTTCCCGCTTAATCAGATTTGATTAACTAAGTAAATAAGAGTGTAGGGAGATAAAAATCCCTACACTCTTATAATTTTATATCAAGGTTGTTAATATGGCATCAAAAGAATATAAAAGATTAGTTTTTCCTCTTGAATTAGATGGTAAAGAATATCTTCCTGCTGGCGGGTTTAATTTTCAACAACCTTTTTTGAAGCTCACTTTTTATGATTGGCAAGCTGTTGGTGATAATAAAGATGAAGGAAGATTATTGATGCATAAAGATATTTCAAGTGAATTTTTTCTTTCTATGCCTGAAACTACAATTCAAGAGGCTTTTGATCATAGTTGGAATGAAACAATTGATTATAGTAGATTAGCTGGTGTTGGATTTGCAAAAATGGCCAGAGCACTTATAGATAAATTTGATATTGGACAAGCAGTAGCGTCTGCTATTGAATTTACAGCTGGTAAAAAAATAAATGATTTTGTGGCTCAATCGTATGATAATTGCGGGTTCCGACAGTTTGAATATTTAATTAATATGATGCCCAAAAACAAAACTGAAGCTTTAAAAATAAGAGAGATTGTTGATCATTTAAAATTAATTACATCGCCCAATTATCAAGAAACGATTATAGTCTTTCCGAATATTTGTGAAGCTGCTGTTTATACACAGTTTAATAACTTAGTTTATAAGACTGGCTTATGTGGTGTTTATTCGTTAAATATCAATTATGCACCATTCGGAAATATGAGAACACATCAAGACGGTGAATTATCAGCTGTTCAAGTCAATATCGGTCTGAGAGAATTAAAACGCATTACAAAAGATACTGTTAACGCAAGGATTTAATTATGAGATATTTCGAAAATCTCCCAATAGTTGAAATTCAAAATAAACAATTTCGCAATATATTCAGGCGTATTGTAGTTGATACTATTCAAGATGATCAGCTTATAGAATACAGAATCAAAGATTTTGAAACACTGACAACAATAGCCAAAAATTATTATGGTTCAACTAATTATTGGTGGGTTATTGCTTTATTGAATAATTTACATGATATCAATTTTGATACACCATTACCAACAGAACAGATCGAACAAATTTGTGAAGATATTGCCACAGAAACAAAGTTTACAAATAGTTTAATTCAGACTGGTGTTGTGATGATTTCATCTGGTAAAACAGAAAAGCAAATATTCTTTTCTAATGAATCTGCTGCACCTTATGTTGTAATGATTGTTCCTAGTGCTGAAGATTGGGAACTTGAAGGTTTGGGAGATTATGGGTATCAAAAAATATCAAGTAATTCTTTTAAGATTGTCATGGAAAATACTCTTGAAGTGGCCATGACTTTTACTTATGCCGTATTTCAAGAACCTGATCCTATATATGTATTTAATTCAACAAAATATGCTGATTATTTTGATAGATTATTGCGTGAAGCTGATGCAAAGCGTGTTATTAAATTAGTTAAGCCTCAATATCTGGGTAATTTTGTTACTAATTTCTTATTAGCTCTTCAAGATAAACCATTGATTAATTCAGAATCATCATATCAGATGAATTATTATCAAGGCAATAATTTTTTAAGAGACTTGCCTGATTTGCCGAGAGTTACACATGGTGTATTGGTTGATTTAGACGATCAACAATTAACATCAGGCTTAGGTTTTTTCACTGAATTAGATGTTCCTGGGTATAAATATGATTATCATATTCATCTGACTGGCAAGCCAACAGCTGAACAACTCGGAACACTAGGTAGAATGGGTATCCGTAGCAATTATCTATATCCTCGTGTTTATAATACAGGAACAGAAGATATCGCGTTTGATTATATTGTGTTATCTGAAGATGATATGGAATATTCAGCTGATGGCGAAATTATTGCGATGGGTGATGGCTATTTCTCTGGTGCAGATACTTATACATCGGTAGTATTGCCAGACAATGAAAACATTGAAACTGAAGATGATATAGCTGTTATGATAACACCTGTTGTCGAAAATCTGAATACATTTCAATTAATTGGTCGTTTTGGATATAGATGTTTCGATAAGAATGAAATGAGAGTTTATAATACAGGAACAGCTGGCAATAAATTTTACTGGGTTATGTTTCTTTCAAATTCTTCTCAAACATTCAAAAAGCTTGGTGGCTATGCAAAAGCTGTTTCTATAGAATCACCCTATACATTTGCTAACTATGCTAATACACGAGTGCTTATTTCGCCTATATTCTCAAGATGGACACGTTTTGGTAATGATGGTGAAATTGGCTATAAAGTTACTTCACCATCAACATTTGATATTTTGAATAGCGGTTTATCAGGAACACAGTTTGTTTATAGAGTATTCAATACAGGTCAAACGAATGATGGTTTTGCACCGGGTGATGTTGCACACGAAATCAATGTTCGCGATTATGGTGAAGAAATAGAAAATCCTGAAGATGTTTGCATAGCTATCGTGCCTTATCCTAAGTCTATAGATGAGCTTGGTAATATTGGTAATATTGGTTATAAAATGATTGATAAGAACACATTTGAAATTTATTCAAGTGGCTATGAAGGTAGATACAAATGGTTCGTTATTGAAGAACCTTTATTTCATGGTATAGATACATTTGTTGGTTATGATGATTTTGTAACTATTACTATTGATGAGCATGAAGAGCTATCACATTCATCCAATATTTGTGTAATGGTTACGCCGATTATTGATGATAATTATGAAGAATTAGGATATGTTGGTGATATAGCATTCAAAGCTGTTTCTGAAACCGAAATTCGAATTTATAATTCTGGCGAAGCTGGTATGAGATTCAAATGGGCAGTTGTCAGAGGAAATAATATATGATAGGCATTAACAATAGCTTAAATCCAGCTATTATTTATAATCTTAGTATCACATCAAAGAATGGTGAAACTATTGATTTGTCACGTTCATTCACAACGATTGAAATATATGAAGATATTTTTCAGAAATATTTAACAGGCATACTTGCTTTAAATGATACAAATGATTTTGTGAAATCATTACCAATCATTGGTGGTGAACGTGTCTTAATTGCCTTTTCAGATAATTTTGAAAATTCAGCAAGATTTATTGATATGGTTGTTGATTCTGTATTACCACAAATGACTGTTTCAGATGAAATGCATAAAAACCCTACTGTGATTTTAAAACTTGTGTGTGAAGATGCAATATTTTCAGAGCAAATTCGTTATTCAAAACATTTTGAAGATTCAACTACCACAATTATTCAAAGCATTTTATCTGATATTGAATCAAAAGTTGATGCTATTTATCCCTTTCTAGGAAATATGATGAATTTTACATCTAATTTTTGGACAATGAATCAAATTATTGATTATTTATGTTCACAAAATGAAGATTTAATGTTTTTTCAATCAAGTTTGGGTTATAGATTCAATAAACTTTCATATTTCTTAGCTCAAGAACCAGTTCAGCAATTTATCAATCACACAAATTTTGAAACACGTCTTTCGAACTTAGCAGTATTGAAATACACTATTGATAAGTATTTCAATTTGCAACGATTGTATGAAATGAAAGCTTTTGGCCAGACAGTATATCAGCCAAGTATTGAAAATTATTCGTTTCAAAAAGATCAGAAATCATTAGATGAAATGTTTGGTGACGAAATACCATTATTAGGCCAGAATAAAGTTTTTAATCCGCTTATGTCAAGTAGTCTTAATGATGTTGGGGCTTATTACAATGATTTTGATTCGGATTTAAAAAGAAACATGATGATGCAAACATTACATAATTATAATGTTATTTGTCAAATGCCCGGTTCTGTTGCTCGTAAAATTGGTGACATTGTTGTGTTTAATATGCCAAGCTCAGACAATTCTTTAATCAACCATCACTTTCAAAACAGATGGTTGATTACTCAGATTAAACATACAATTCAATCGAATAATAATTATATGCAGAATGTTCGATTATTCAAAAATGCATTCTTTAATAATGCTAAGGTGGGCTAACAATGTTTTATATTGGTATAGTTGAAGATAATAATGACCCTTTAAAGCTTGGGCGTTTAAAGATTCGTATTTTTGGTGTTCATACTGAGAATAGAACATCAGAAAATAATATTCAGTTTCTTTCAACTGATGATTTACCATGGTCTTTGCCAGCCATGCCAATATCAAATTCATCTATAGATGGAATATCTGATTTCAGCACTATATTACCGGGTACACGAGTGTTTGTTTTCTTTCTTGATCAATATCATCAAAAACCATTTTACTTCGCTGTGATGCCGTTTGTTTTAGACGAAATGCCTAATTTTCAGATGGGCTTTAGTGACCCAACAGAACAGCACCCCTCTGAAGAATATAAAGATGAAAGTTCTATTTCAAGATTAGCTCGTGCTGAAAATTTAGATGAAACATGTGTTAAAACAAAAACAGATAATAAAACAAGTTGGGATATTGTAGGAACAGCTATTGAAGAACCTGACCCACCATACGAAGCTGAATATCCACATAATCGTGTTATTGAGACACCGGGTGGCCATGTTATAGAAATAGATTCAACACCGGGTGGCGAAAGAATTCACGTTTATCATCCAACAGGAACTTATGATGAAATAGGACCCGCTGGTGATCGTGTCAAAAAAACAGTTGGCAACGAATATGATATAACATTATTGAATAAAAATGTTTATATCAAAGGCTCATTAACTGTCAAAGTTGATGGTGATGCAGTTATAGATGTAAAGGGTTCAACATTACTGAATTGTCAGGGTGATTTAGGTGTTAGTTGTGAAAAGAAAACATCAATTACATGCACTGATCAGGCACTTGTTACACTCAAAGCAGCATCCGAAATACAAGCTGAAAAAACATTAATTGTAAATGCTCTTGAAAATTTAACAGTTTCATCTGCAAAGAAAGTATTGATACAATCAACTGATAATACTGAAATCACAGCAACAAAAACAGCTAAGATAACAGCATCACAAAATGTTGAGTTAACATCAACTGGCGAAACAAAAGTTAATTCGACAGGCAATTTAACAATCACTGGTGCTAATACTCAATTGACTGCAAATGGAACATTAACAATTACATCAACAGGTGCCTGCACAATCAATCCAACAGGTGCTTGCACAATTAATCCAACAGGCTCACTCACATTAACATCAGCATCAACAGTTAGTTTAACATCAACAGGTGCAGGAACACTAAATGTTACAAGTGCAGGGCCCTGTAATATTTCAGGCACTTCAATTGGAATAACTGGTTCGGCCAATGTGACAATTACTGGTGCTTTTGTTCAACTGAATTAGGGAGTAAATATGTTATTAGCACGTTTAACTGATCAAGGTTCAGGCTTTTGTGTCGCTTGTGAATGTGGTATGATTGGTCAAATTTATACAGGTGCCAGCACAGTTATTGTCAATGGTTTACCTGTATCACAGCTGAATTCTATCGTTCAGGGTGCTTGTGGTCATGTCGGTTTCTTAGTTGGAATAACAAAAAATATTGCTAATGGTATGCCGATGGGAACGATGGGTTCAGCATTTCAAGGTGTATTCACAGGCACTATAAATACGTGTTCAACGAATGTTGGGAGTAATTAAATGGTTATTGCAAATTATGTTGATATAGATTTTCAGATGTTGATGAATCAATATAACACTATTGATTTTAAAGAAGATGCTGATTCTGTTAAACAAGCCATTATTGATATTATTTTAACACGAGTCGGAGAGCGTGAATTCGTTCCTTTATATGGCTCAAGAGTTTATGATATTCTCTTTGAAAAAATTAATGAATTAACAGCATTGCAGTTGAAAGATGAAATTATTGTTGCTCTTGAAAATTGGGAACCGAGAATCAAAGTAAATAAAATCAATGTTACACCTTATCTAGAAGAAAACTATTATGATGTTGAAATCATATATGAAATGCTGAGGCTGAATCAAATTCAGACTTTGAATATGCAATTAAATAGAATATAAGGATTTATCAATATGTCTGCAAAACAATATTATGATGTTGATTATGAATCTATCAAGAGTCGATTAAAAACATTTTTATCAAATCAAACAGCATTAAGAGATTATAATTTTGAAGGTGCTGCTATTTCTGCTTGGATTCATTTTCTTTCTTATGTTGTTTTTTATATCAATACGGTATTGAATTTTGTGGCCAATGAATTGTTTATTGCGACAGCACAATTAGAGGATAATGTATTTAAAAGCGCATATCAATTGAATTATTTACCAAGACGAAAATCAGCCCCAAAAATGACATTAAATGTTGTTAATTCTGCTGATGAAGATGTAACAATATCTGCTCATACAAGTTTTATGATGGGGCAGATTCAGCTCTCAACTATTGAAGATTATACAATACCTGCCAATTCTTCAGCTGATATTATTGTCTATGAAGGGTATTGGAAAACATATTCGCATACTTACGAAGGAAAAGATTTTGAAACATTTAAACTTGAAGATCGTGAAAATGTTGATAATGATAATTTTGCATTGTATGTTAATGGCGTTCAGTGGCATCACGTTTATGAAGATCGTAACTATTACTTAGCCAACAATTACTTTATTCGTTATCTTTTGAATTTCGAAATTCGTTTTGATAAAGATAGAGGATTTTTTAATATTCCATCTGAAGATGATTTGATTGAAGTGAATTATTTATATACTAATGGTGCAACATATAATGGGTTGTCTTATAGTTCAGCATTTACACCAGTAACACCATTTCTCAATTCATCTTATTTATCAATCACTTCATCTGATTATCTTAAAGATGGACTTGATGAGGAAGAATGTGCGTCAATCTCTCAGAATGCACCATTATTTTATTCTGCCGGTGGCCGATGTGTAACTGAAGATGATTATAATTTTCGTATTAAGCAGACTTCGCTTTATGCTGCTCTCGGAGATATGGTCGTTTATTCTTCACATCGTGATTATGTAGATTATGATGAAAATCCTGTTGAGATATTAACACCAACTACTAAGATTGATAAAGGCTGGTTTGTGTTCAGTGGTGTTAGACGAAACATGAATGAATTGTTTGATGATTGTCAATATGGCGTATTAACATTTGAAGAGCAACAGCAAATTATTGAATATTTTGAATATTATCGCTTCATGCAAGTGTTTGGGAAGTATCGTAGACCAAGTATTATGGCACTACAGCCACATGTGCAATTGAAATTCACTCGTGGTTTTGATATGGATAAAGAGACGTTTGAATTATCAATGAATCATTATATGGAAAATTATATTGGTTTTAATAAACAATTCAGCAGAAGTGAATTGATCAGCTTTTTGAAATCATACACATTTGTCGATTATTGTGATGTTACTTATTCGGCAACTGTTCATTTTTGTCAACCATTAGTATCGTTTCAGTTGACGTATGATGTTGAGACAGTTACTTATGAAGTTGGCCAGACTCTTTATGATACAACTATTGCAGTTGATACACCAAGAGGCAAAATTATTAAAATTATTCCTGATAGGCAAATTATTGTAGTTGAGAAATTGAATAGTTTTAATTTCGTTGCTGGTGGTGCTCATGCTTTAAAAGTTGAAGAGGATCCGACAATACCTTCTGCACCAGTTGTTAGTGTTTTTGCTAAATCAATTATTAGATTATTTAATGCAATTGAACCAAGCACCGTTAGCGGCACTGGGCCCGATGGCGAAGTAATTAGTGATGATGGTGTGGGGGGCTTATTAGTTGATGGTGTAGAACGGGGATATATTAATTACAATACTGGCTATTTTGAAATTGATGATGTTTTTTCTTTTGATAATCAAGAATTTATCAGCTTTGATGTTGATTTAGATGACCCATTGAATATAGCTGTTCAACGCGAAACATTCTTAGATCATCAGCGAGTAATAGTGGAGTATCTCTAATGGAATTAACAAAGAAATTAAAATATTTTATTGATTCAAAAATACCTGATTATTTTACTAAGCATAAGCCTATGTTTGTTCATTTCTTGCATGGGTTTGTTGATTTTCTTGATTATGAAGTAGCAATAGATGCTCTGAATCTTCATGAAAATCTTGATATTGATAAAATATTTGATAAATTTCTTTCTGATTATTTCGATCAGTATTGCAATAATATTCTTGATATGAGTCGTTATCAATTAACGCAAGATAATAAGCGTTCATTCTTGAATATTGCGAAATTTTTCTATAAAAATAAAGGCAAGAAAATATCATTTGATATTGCGTTCAATTATTTAACACAATTCTATATCTTTGGTGATGATAACTTTGTTGAAAGAGTTGAGGTTGAGATAACAGAAGATCCCTCATTATGGGCAGCTTTCTATGAATCTGGTGTGTGGCGTTCTTATCAAAATCCTTATACTTATTTAGTTAAAGGTGATTTTAATAAAACATTCTTGCTTTCAATGATGAGTAAACTGAATCCTTGCGGCTTTTATCCCGAATTTCAAGTTGAAATGGAATCGCCAGAAGGTGAAATCTTTTTTGTTATGGATAGAACAACTGATGATTGTCACCCTGATAGAATATTTATTCCACAACAAACTGATCAATATCGAACTGATTTGAATGTGAGAGATACAGCTGATATTTCATCTGGTGGTGATATTGATGCTCAAGAATTATATGTTGTAGCTGCAAAACCAAATTTATATAATAGACAAATTAAATATGATGGTTCAGTTATTTTCTCTGGTGCTGATTCTGGCACGTTTGAACAATTCAGTTTTGATATTTATGATGGTGGTTCATTAGTCGAAACTTTTGAAATCATATTAAATGATAGTATATAATATTAGTAAAATTTTTAAATGGAGTCATTTATGAGCAAAGATAATTTTAATTTGGGTGACTGCTGTGGTATTGTTCATCTTAATGTTTATAAAAAAGGTGAATTAATTTCTACTGAAGAACACAATTTAATCGTTAATAATGCATCAAAAGTATTGGCCAGATTGATCGGTCAACAGGGTGCTTATGCTGATAAAGCACTAACAAAAATTCGTTTTTCAGATGGCAATTATCCTGTTGGTGTTACTAAAACTGATCTTGATGGCACTAATAAATACACAAAATCAATTACGTCAGTTACTTATGATGGAACTGGCGCACCGTATGACGTGCAATTTAATTTCACATTAGATGCGGCTGAATTTAATGGTTACAATATTTGGCAATTTGGTTTGCTTTCTGGAGAGCAAGAAATGTTTTCAATGCTTTCGAGAAATCCCGAAAAAACACACCCAATTGAAAAAGATGTTGATGTTACTATTGATGGTTGGTGGAAAATTCAGTTTAGAAACTCAGCTTAATAGAGGTTAACATAATATGGCTAACTTAGTTGCAACACCAGGATGGGATGATGTTTATGAAATTAAAACATCAGATTGGATTATGGCTGGCGATGTTGGTGTTGCAAATCGACAAGCACAAGCATTATTAAATAAAACTGAATATTTAAAGCAATTGTTGGAAGATGCTCTAATAAATATTGAAACAATTGATCCGATAGGAACAATTAAATTATTTTTTGGAGGTTCACAAAACATACCAGCTGGATGGCAGATTTGTGACGGTACAAATGGAACACCAAATTTAAAAAATAAATATGTGATCGGTGCTGGAAATTTATATTCTCTTGGACAAAATGTTGGATCAAATATTTTACCCCAAACTGTGAGCACCGATATTTATAGCACTAATCCAAGTTTATCAATAAGCTGGGGAGGTGCTCATACCCATCGTTTCGTAATATCTAACAATACGTCAAGACATTATCATACTGTCAGTATCGGACCCCAATATGGAGCATATTATTATAACTTTAAACCAAGAAGTGGAAAAGCATATCCAGCCCCAACCGGTCACACTCATGCTTCTGTTGAAGTTTCCACAACTCATACTCATACTCATAAATCATTTGAAACTAGCCAAAATGGACAACATTTACATAGGGTTGATATAGACTATAATAATAGTGTAATGGTAAATCCATCTCTCACATTATTTTATATTATGAGGGTATCTTAATATGTCATATTTGATTGCAACAGCTGGATGGGATGACGTCTACAAAATAGAATCGAGTGATGCTGCTATTGGTGGTTTAAATACTGCCATTTGCAATAAACAAGCACAAGCATTATTAAATAGAACACAGTATTTATATAATTTGGTGCAATCACTTGAAACACAATATTTAGCATCAATAGCGCCATTTGGAACAATTAAATTGTGGTGGGGTACACAAGAAACTGTACCCGAAGGTTGGAAAATTTGTGATGGTGCAAATGGTATGCCCGATTTAAAAAACAAATTTCCGCTTGGTATTGATTACGATCAATTATATAATCAAAGTGAATCAACATCAGGATTTGCAGCGATATTTACTTGTAAAACTAGTGTGAGTCACACACACTATTCATATACAGCACCGTTAAACGGTTCCCATTATCACTATGATGTACAGAGTGGAGCGGTTGATACGCCGTCCAATCAAGGATATGAATGGCGCGGTGGCGGTTCCTCATTATGCTCAATGAGTCATACACATGAAATATCGTTCAATGCTGCTGGTGCTCATGAGCACACTATAACTTTTGATGAACAATCACACACTCATCCTACAACAACATTATATTACACAAATAAGCCGTTACCCCCTTACATGAACATTTTTTATATTATGAAAGCGAGCTAATAAATTATGGCTGATACATTTTTGATACCGGAATCATTATTTTCATCAGTTTATAAGATTGAAACAAGTGATTGGATAGACGCTTCCACACAATTAGGTGTTAGTAATAAACAAGCACAAGCATTATTAAATAGATTACAGTGGATATATGATAAATACAATACTTTAATTCAAAATATTGCTGATAATATTTCTGACCCAATTAATACTATAAAATTATGGTATAAAGATTTGAGTGAATTACCAGCTGGATGGCAGATTTGTGACGGTACAAATGGAACACCAAATTTAAGAGATATTTATATTAGAGGTGCTGAAAATGATACTGATAAGGGTTCTGGTGGCGGTGAAGTATCTTTCTCAGTTTCAAAAACTCTAACAGCTTCAACTTCTCATTCTCATAGCGCAACATGTTCTTCAGATGGTAGTCACATGCATTATACTTCATCAAAAGCATCGACAAATGAAGCTATGATTGATAATGTGTGTGGTGGCAGTTATGGCTCATTTTCAGCTCGAAATCACTTACATACTGGTAAATATACCACCTATGGAGGTGATCATAAACACAATGTTAGTGTTGTTGGTGATGGAATTCATACTCATAATCTCATTCTATCCAATATACCCAACTTACCCGCTTCAGTAGCTATATATTATGTAATGAAAATTTCTTAAACGAAAGAGGTTAACTATGTTATCAAATCTTTGGACTACAGTTCTTTTACCGATTCTCACTTCTTATGGTGCGACGTTACTCTTTGCTCTTGGTTTGGCAATCGTGTTATCAATTTTTACTCTCTTAATCGCATTAGCACCGTCACTTATATCATTTATTAAATCTCTGGCCGAAAAGAATCTTTCTGAAAAAGTTTCTTCACGTATCAATGATGCTATGAATAAATTTGAAAGCATATTGGTTGATATTCTCACTCTTCAGCAGAATAAACTCAAACAGATGGCCAAAGAAGCTTTTGAAAATGATGGTAAAATTGATATGAAAGAAGTTAAAGAAATTGCTAGTGAAATGGCAAAAATAGCAATGGAAAGAATGTCTCCCGATATAGCAACATTTAAAAAGTATATCACTGGCGATGCAGTTTTTGAATATATTCAAGATAAATTTGCTGCTGTTATTACTCAGAGTGTCGAAAAATTTATTAATGATAAACTGTTGAGTCAAATCGGAAAAAAGTAGGTTCAGAGGATTTAGTTGGTCAGTTGAAATATGCCTTAGACCAAGTGAAATATGGTAAAAGCGGTTTCAATATACAACCAATTAAATTCAATAATAATGTTCATTTGTCTTTAACTTATCAAAACAAAAAGAAAGATTTTCAAGTTGTGATTAATAAAAAAGACGGTGGCTATATTGGAATGCAAAAAACTTGGGAATGGTAATTATGAAACTAACTGTTAAAACAATAGACGCATTGAAGAAAAAGATGAATATAGCTTCTGATTCTCATATTGTGGGAATCAGAGGTTGTTCATCATCTGTTTATGGTGAATGGGTTGAATCAATAGATATCAAAGAAGAAAAAATTGATCATGTATTAATGAATTGTTTATTTATCGTTATTGATGGTAATAAAATGTTGCCTCTCAATGGTTCAACTACGCCGCATGATAAATATTTGAGACGTGCCAAAGACAAAGATGGTAAAGGTGCTAATCAACTTGAATTAGGCTTTTATAAACATTATGTTAAAGGCATTCACAATCCTTCTCCTGATACTTCACATGCAGCATTAAGACAAACACGAATACAGCCTGTTAGACGCTCAAGAAACAACGCTGTTATAGATTCTGATGATTATATTCAATTAGGCAATTTCAACGATAATATACACGCAGCATGGGCGAATGTGGGCGGTAAAACTCATG